GCTTGGCCACGGCACGCGCGGCAGCACCGCGCAGGTGCTCGTCGTCGGGTAGCACGAGCTGGCGCTGAGTGATCCGCTCGCGCAGAAGGGCGCTCGCGGGGATCAGCCGGCTGTCGGTCGTCGGAGTCTCGACCACGGTCAGCCCGCGGGCCAGCTCGTGGAGCACCGACCGGCACCGCCACGGATCCGCGGCAAGTTCGACGATCGTGAAACTTTGGGCGAGGTCTTCGACCACGCCGCGGGCGGCCAGGCCACCATCGTCCTCCGACGTGGTCCAGGAGCCGACGTGTCCCCGGTCGTCGACCCAGACCACGGTCGAGCCGTCCTTGCCGACGTGCAGGCCGACCCAGAGCCTCCCAGACGGCTCCGGCACGCCGACAGCTTCCTGCCAGGCTCCCGCGGGGAGCCAGCTCGCTTCGGTCACGCCGAGCTGATTCAGGTGGAACTGGCGATAGCTCTGTTCGGGAACACGACTACGCGCCTGGCGCATCATCGCCGGGGTGAACCGCTTGGCCGGGTTGACTCGCGCCGCGAGCTTGTAGTCGTCGAGGCTGGCATCCGCGGGCGCCGACCATTCCAGCCAGCGGAGCTGGCCGCGGGCCTCGGTGTAGACGCCGTGTCTCGAGACGTCGCGCTGCGCGAGCGCCCGTGCGCGCATCCGTCCCCACGGCGAGTCTGCGGTGGCGGGTGCGGTCGAGATCGCCAGCAGGCGCGCGTCCGGTCGCTTCACCAGCGCGGTCTGGAGGGCTTCGAGCAGGCCGGCGTCACGCCACGTCCACACTTCGTCCGCGATGTAGAGCGCCGAGCTGAGTCCGTGCGCCCGGCCGGCGTCCGCGGGTATCACTCGCAGCAGCGCGCCCTCGGGGCCGCGCAGCTCCAGGTGACGGACCACGAGATGCTCACCGATCGCGGGATGCTCAGCGAAGCCACGAGCGCGCTCGAAGGCGATCCTGGCCTGATCGCGAGACGCTGCGCCGATGGTCACGCTGGCGCCGGGGTTCGAGAGGACGTGGTGGACGGCCAGCAGCGCCGCGGTCGTCGTCTTGTCATTCCCACGGGCCACACAGACGCCGATCTCGTGCTCCGGTCCGTCGAGGACCGCTCGGGCGATCCTGATCTGGTGGAGTTCGAGCGGCTCCCGGATCGCCCGGCACAAAGCCCGGAAGCCCTGAAGGTCCGCTCGGAAGGACACCATCTCGATAAATCCTACGGCGGAGGTAGGATTTGCGCGTGGGCCTGTTCACCCGCCGGAGGATCGAGGATCGGACGCTAGCGCCGCAGGATCTCCCCTCGGTGATGCTGCCGGATGTCGCCGCGGGCGGCCTGACCACGATCAACGAGACAACGTGGACTCAGGTCCTCGACGTTCACGCCTGTATCAAGCTCCTGTGCGACACGATCTCGACCTTGCCGCTGGAGCCGTTCCGGGACACGCCGAGCGGTCGTGTCGAGGTCGGACCCGATGCGCGGATCTCGCAGTTGCTCCGGCGACCCGCGCCCGGTCAGACGCTCTGTGATCTCGTGGCGATGATCGTGCAATCCCTCCTGGTCGACGGGAATGCGTTCATCGGGAAGTTCACCGACGACTCCGGGACGATCGTCCAGCTCGCGTGCTTCGACCCGGCAATGGTCCAGGTCCGACTGCACGGCCAGATCGTCACCTACATCGCCGGCTACTCCGGCGGCTCCATCGAGACGGGACCCGACGACATCCTGCACATCCGCTCAAGCGTCACGCTCGACCATCTGCGCGGCGTCTCCCCGATCACCCAGTGCGCGATGGCGATGGGCCTCAACGCGAGCCTCTCGGCGTCCGCTCAGAACCTGATGGACCAGGGCTCCAGACCTAGCGGCGTGCTGCGGGTGAAGGGTGGTCAGTCAGAGTTCACCGTCGGCAAGATCTCCGAGCAATGGGACGCGAAGCACCGCGGCGCCCTGAACCACCACAAGGTCGCCGTCGTCTCGGCGGACGAGATCGACTTCGTGCAGCTCGGGCTGAACGCGCAGGACTCGCAACTCATCCAGCAGATGGAATTGAGCACGCGGCAGATCGCGCGACTATTCGGCATCCCGAGCGCGATGATCGGCGGAGACACCGGCCGGTCGATGACCTACGCCACGCAGGAGTCCGAGGCGATGGCCTTCGTCAATCGCGCCCTGAGGCCGCTGTTGGTTCGGATCGAGGAGGCGATCAGCCGTGATCCGGATCTGTGTCCGGGCCAGTCCTATGTCAGGTTCGACACGACCGCGCTCCTGCGGGCCTCCTCGACGGAGCGGGCGCAGTTCTACACCGCGGCGCTCGGATCGACCAGCTCCGGGTCGCCAGGCTGGATGACTCGCGACGAGGTGAGGGCCGCGGAGAACCTCGGGCCTGAGGTCGATCTGCCGGATGTCACAGATGACTGACCGTCCCGTAGCCGGCCAGATCGAGGAGCGCACGGCGGAGCTGAGCCTCGAGGGTCGGCGCATCCGCTCGCGCGTTCCGTTCGGCGTGGAGAGCCGCGATCTCGGCGGGTTTACCGAGGTCATCCAGCCGGGCGCGCTCCAGGGTGCCGATCTGAGCGATTGCGTCGCACGCATCGAGCACGCCGGCCTACCGTTGGCCAGGTTTCCGACCACGCTCACGATCGACCGGAGCGACGGCTCGTGGAGCTTCGAGCCGCCGCAGTCACGCCAGGATGTCGTCGAAGCCGTAGAACGAGGCGACCTGCGCGCCAGCTCGTTCCGGATGGTCGTCGCGCGTGACAGGTGGCGAGGCACGACCAGGCACGTCGAGTCGATCGAGGCGTTGTGGGACGTGTCACTCGTCGCATTGCCGGCATATCGCGCCGCAAAAGTTGAATACCGATCCAGGGAGGCACCGATGGCCGACGAGGCCGACAGCACGATCACACTAGAACCGCCCTCAGACGTGGCTGGGGACCCTCAGGAGGCGACGGAGGACAGAGCTGGACCCGAACCCTTGCCGGAGCCGCCAGGGGGCGACAGCGGCACCCCAGCAGCCTCAGAGGAGGTCCTACACGGTGAGGTCGTCGGCAGCGAGATCGTGATCCGGCGCCGAGGTGGCGTGCTCCGTGTCGAGGATCGCCACGTCGAGGGTATCGGTGAGGTCCGGGTGATGTCCGAACTGGCCGCCGGGCTTCAGCGGGTGCCGGCGGGTGAGTCCCGGTCACTAACGGACTCGATCTCGATCGCCCCGACAATCGTCGGCCAGGTGCTCTTCGACAAGCTCCGGGCCACCGCGGTGATGCTCAAGACCGGGCTCAACACGATGCCGATCAACGGAAAGAGCGAGACGTGGCCGACGATCAGTGGTGACATCGCGCCGACCACGGTGGCCGAGGGCGCCCCGATCACACCCGCGGATGTCACGTTCGGCTCGATCACCGCCACCCCGAAAAAGATCGCGAGCCTCAGCCAGCTCAGTAACGAGGTGATCGACGACTCCAGTCCGGCCGTGGTTGGCGTGCTCAACGATCACCTAATCAAGGTGTTCGCGCTCAAGGTCGACCAGCAGTTGCTGGAGGGCTCGGGCGTCGGGACGGATGTCAAGGGCTTGAAGAACGTGACCGGGACCCAGCCCTTCGTAGCGGCGACCAACGGCACGGCGGTGACGTTCGACATCCTGATGAACGCGGTCGCGTTGCTCGATGGGCTCAGCATCCCACGCGAGCGGCTCGCGGTCGTCGGACACGTCCGGAACCGCGCCACGCTCACACAGTTGAGGTCGGTCGCCAACGGCGAGTATCTGATGTCCAGCGCGCTGGCCGCGATGGGCATGAGCGCCTCCCAGTTCTTCTGGACCAGCCAACTGTCGACGAACGAGACAACGGGCACCAGCAACGCCACCAACTCGATCTACATCTTTGACACGAGCCAGGTGGTCTTCGTACCGCGGACCAGCCTCCAGGTCGTGTTGGATCGGTCGAGGTTGTTCAACAGCGATCAGAGCGAGTTGCGCGGCATACAGCGCTGTGACCTGATCGTCCCACAGCCGTCCGCGGTCGTTCACGTCACCGGGTTTACGTCATGACTCCGGCCAGCAAGGCTCCCAAGCTCGACCCCGACCGGACCTACCACCTGCAGGTCAAGCCGAGCAAGACCGCGACCTACGGCACGCTCGTGTTCGGTGATCGGGCGACCATCCAGGCGCCGGGTCGTGACGCCGAGGAGCTACTGGCCGGCGGCGATGTCGAGTTGGTCGAGCCGCACGAAGTCCCGGACGTGGCCGAGCGGTGAGCTTCTGGACCGACGTTCCGGAAGTGCTTGACGGGGACGGCAACGTCATTACGCCGGCCGTCCCGGCGCCACCGCCGATCGACGCGAGCGCGATCACGCCATCCGTGGCCGACGTGGCCGCGCTGGAGCGGACCCGGACGATTCACGACGATCTGACCGAGGTCAGCACGTTCGACAGCCAGACACGGCCTAGCGATGTCGAGTGCCAGGAGTTGATCCAGCAGAGCTTGGGCGAGATGCTCACGATCCTGCCCGCCTGCGTCGACCCGGCCTGGAACGGGCCGATCAGAGCGGCGATCGCGCTCCGGGCTGCGCAACTGGTCGAGGTTTCGTACTACAGGGAGCAGGCCATGTCTCCGGGTGGTCCGGCGGCGACCCACGCCGCGCAGTACGTGGCGCTTTTACAGGGGCTTCAGCGGGCGATCCCTGGCGCTGTGACCTTGCCGCTCGTGGCGTAGGCTTCACTCGCCGGGCGGTCACATAGCCGTCTCCACAGCGGCACCACCGCCCGGTCTTACTTACCATGTCACTTATATGGCATCGTCACTCGTCTACTTGGCCAAGTCATCAGACATCAGACAACTGACCAAGTAGGCGGGAGTCACCTATTTCCCATACTGTGAATATTGTGGCCAAGTAGGGCCTCACACGGAGGTGAGTCCGAGGTGTACGATCCGGCCTCGCAAGTGAAAGCGCTCGGCCGTATGGAGGCCGAGCGCGCGCCCACCGAAGTGGGCGGGACGGAGCCTACATGAGCGATGTGACGGACGATCCGGGCCTCGATGCGATCGAGGGGAGCTGCTACCTGAACGGCGAGCCGATCCCCGTCATCAGCGCCATGGAGATGGCCAACCTCCTGGAGGACATGGCCCGCTCATGCCCACCCGGCAGCGAATGGGCCACGCGGATGCGCCGTAACGCTCGAGCGATCATGCGCCTGGCGGTCGTGCCGACGACCGTGGTGGCGCCGGCCCGCTACATCGCGCCCCGGCCGCGTGAGCGCCGCGAGCAGCGCCACGTCGCGCAGGCCACCTCATCGGCTGACAGCGGCGACCCTCCGTTGGCCGTCTGTCCCGTCTGCTCTGACATCGACTGGATCCGCCACCTCTGCTCATTCTGTGGCGGACACGGCTACGTCCACCGTGAGCGCCGGAACCGATACAAGCGAGGTGAGCGAGATGATCTCGACTGAAGACGTGGCCGACCTTGACCCGGTCGAGGTCTTCGAGCGCGTCGTGATGCGGCTGTATGAAGTGCTCGGCTCGCTCGACTATGAGTACCTCTACGACATGGGCTAGCCGGTGAGCGACCCGAAGATTTACCCACCGGCCGCCCATCGAGTAGTAGGGTCGCGGGGCACCCACACAACACCCGCGCCACGCAAATGGCCGGTACTGCGAGAGGCCCTGGTCTTCACCGGGGTCTTTCCATGTGGGTGGGTCCTCTCGCACATGGAAAGAACCGGCTGGAGACCGGGCCTCTCGCAGTACCGAAGGCGGGTGTTGTGTGGGTGCGCTGGGCACGCGGGGTCCATGAGGAAAGAGAGACGAGATGAGTAGTGACGGTGACGTGATCTCGGTCAAGGCGAGCGAGGTGGAGGCCAAGCCGACGCGCTGGCTGTGGCTGCGCTGGCTGCCGCTCAAGATGTTCTCGCTCCTAATCGGCCTGCCTGGACTCGGCAAGACCACGGTCGTGGTCGAGATCGCCGCGCTCATAACCCGCGGCAAGCTTGCCGGTGATCTGCTCGGCAAGCCGGCGGATGTGCTGATCGCCAGCTATGAGGATGCCTGGTCGGAAACCCTCCGACCACGGCTGGAGGCTGCCGGCGCCGATCTCGACCGGGTCCATTTCCTGGCCTGCCGGGATCGCGGACGAGTGCTCGATCTCTCACACCAGCTAGGAGCGATCGAGCGGATAGCCAGGGCGCGCGAGGCCAAGCTGCTGATCATCGATCCGCTCGTGGCCGGGATGCCGCGCGATGACGTGAACAGCCATCGTGACCAGGACGTGCGTTCAGTGCTGGCGCCGATCGCCACGCTGGCCGAGCAATGCGGGCTGACCGTGCTCGCTACCGGACACTTCCCGAAGTCCGCTCAACGCGCGCTGCTCGGGATGGGCGGCTCGGTCGGTTTCTCGGCGGCTGCCAGGTCGATCCTGGTGTTCGGGCTGGACCCGAAGGACGCGAGCGGCGCTCGTGGCCCGGCCCGCGTACTGGCGCACGCGAAGTGCAATGTTGGCCCGCTGGCGCGGTCGGTCAAGGTGGCGGTCGGAGGTGCCCTGGTGTTCGCGGGGGACGTGCCGATCGCCACATCGCAGGCGGTCATCGGTGAGGAGTGCGACGTGAGCGCCGATGATCTCGTGCTGGCCGACATCGGGATCGGCGAGGCGCCGACCGACCACGCCGTCCGGTTCCTGCGCGAGTTGCTCGCCGATGGACCGTATCCGGCGAAGGACATTCCCGATCTCGCGGCGGACCAGGGGATCTCATGGCGCACGCTGGAGCGAGCCAAGAAGCTGCTCGGCGTCAAGTCCAAGCATGAGGGGAAAGCGTGGTACTGGGAGCGCCCGGCGGTCGAGGAGGATGCGATCGATGAGAGCGATGAGTAGGAAGAAGACCGCCATTCCGCCACGTGGCGGTCTGGCGGTCTTCTCGTGATGCTCTGCGCGTATTGCGGTGGTGAGACGGACGTGGCGGCGACCACCGCCGGCCCGATCCCGATCCCGATCTGTATCGACTGCATGAGTCCGGTCCTGCGCCAGGATCTCGCTCGAGCGCTCGACGGTATGGATGCCGGCGATGAGTACTACGACGGCATGCCGGACGCCACGATCCATCCGCCGGCCGAGGACGAGTGACCACGCTTTGGCGACATCTGCTCGATGAGCTCGGACCCGATGAGCTCGGCGAGCTCGCGCAGCGCCTGGCGCCGTACATCCCGAAGCCGGCGCCGGCATCGCGAGACGGCTGGCTCAACTCTCGCGAGGCGGCCGAGTATCTCGGCATCTCGCTGAACGCTCTCCACCAGTTGACCGCCAGCCGGTCGATCCCGTTCGAGCAGCGCACGGCTCGCGGACGGCTGTACTTCGACCCCTCAGCGCTCGATAACTGGCGTAGGGGCGCCCCGGCCGGAGGCAGTCACGCAGCCAACCGAGGCGCCGCTAGCATCGTTTCAAGTCACGCAGTCAAACGGAGTTCTAAACGGAGGCAGTCATGAGCAGACGGGAAAGCGTCGAGCGCGGCATCTACAAGCGCCCGGACGGGAAATACGAGATCGGCTGGCGCGATGCCGGAAGCAAGCAGCGCTGGCGCGTAGTGGAAGGCGGCATCAAGGCGGCTCGCGCCGAGCTGGCGACCGAGCTGGCCAAGCGCGCGAAGGGCGAACTGGTGCCGGATGCGCCACGGCTGACGTTCCGCGCAGCCGCCGAGTCGTGGTGGGAGATGCGCGCCACCCGGAATACCTTGCCGCAGTCGCAGACGAACTACCGGCGCCACCTTCACCTGCTGGTCGAGGAGTTCGGCGCCATGCGCCTGGCGGCCATCACGCCGGCCATGCTTGGCGACTACGTTGCGCGCGAGCAGGCGACCGGCACGAAGGGATGGACGCTGAAGTCCCGGATAGCGATCGTGGGCGCCGTCTACCGGTACGCGATCAAGACGCTCGGCCACACCGGCAGCAATCCGGCCAAGCTCCTCGACCGGAAGGAGCGACCGGTAGACGACGCTTCACCGCATCGCATCCTCACCGATGAGGAGTTGGCCAAGCTGCTCGATGCGATCGCGCCGGAGCATCGCCTGCTGTTCGAATTGATCGTCCAGACCGGCCTTCGCGTCTCCGAGGCGCGCGGCCTCATCTGGGGCAACCTCGACCTGGACGAGGGCACGGTCACGGTCGACGCGCAGCTCTCGCGCCGGGACACGAGCCGGGTGGCGACCAAGACCAAGCGGTCGATGCGGACGGTCACGATCTCTCCGACGCTGGTCGGCAAGCTGCGAGCGCACCGGCTGGCGACCGGGCGCCCGGACGATGGCGAGTTCGTGTTCCGCCACATGGGCGGACGAGGCGCCGCCGGCCGGCAAGCCGGGACTCGCGCCAAGTACCGCATGCAGCCGTACAGCTTTAGCTCGGTCAACTCGCTCATGCAGCGCGCTCGTGAGCGGGCGGGCCTCGGTCCGATCATGCGCGGCAGCGAGATGATCGCGCGAGCGCCCGTGCTCCACGATCTGCGCCACACGCACGCCAGCCGGCTGATCGCCGCCGGGTGGGACGTGGCCGAGATCGCCGCACGGCTTGGCGACCATATCCAGACCGTGCTTCGCGTCTACGCGCACGAGTGGGACGCTCGGCGCCGTCGCGCGGACCAGCAGGACCGGCTAGAGGCTCTGTACGGCGCTCCTGCGCCAGTGCTCCGAGCGGTGCCGAGCGCCTAGCCGGGAAGCGCTATGGAAGCGCTATGGAAGCACGGCGTTCCAATCGGCCAAAGTTCCCGCTCCCGGGTCCCGCGACGGAAAGTGTCGATTTGCAGGGGGAACGCTGTAGCGGACTGAGGCCGACTTACCCCCGATGTACCTGATCATGTACATCGTCCAGTACGTTCAGACCGAGACGAAACCCCTGCTAACGCGGGGGTTTCGTCGTTCTCAGGTGGCCTGATGGAAGCGCTATGGAAGCGCCATGGAAGCGCTGGCGCTCAGCGGCGATACTCGGGCGGTGAGACGCGAGTTCGAGCACTGGCTGTCCAAGAGAGCGGCAGCCGGTGACCAGACCGCGTTCGCGGTGCTGATCGAGCACAGCCGGACTCAGCTCCGCAATGTCGCCGCGTCGATCGTGACGGGTGAGACGACGATCGACGACCTGTACCAGATCGCGGTCGAGGACATCTGGCGCGAGATCCAGCGCGGCCACTACAACCCGCACCGGGCGTCGTTCGTCAGCTTCGCCTCGATGGTCGCTCACGAGGCGATGCTGGCCGACCATCGTCGGCGCCGTCGCAAGATGCGCTGGACCGCCGAGCCACCGATGTCGGTCGAGTACCTTCACGAGGCGGAGATCGAGCTTCAGGCGCCGAGCTGGCACTTCGGCGCCGACCCGTTGGCCGTGGTGCTAGAGCGCGAGAGCCTGCGCCTGGCGTGGCAGGCGCTGAGCGCTCGCCACGTGGCGGCCGTCGAGCACTACCTGGCCACGGATGGGGTGGGCGCCCCCAAGCCGATGGTCACCGCGTTCTACGAGGCCCGCAAGCGCGTGCGGCCGATCCTGGCGTGAGGTCCCCGATTTTTTGGATGGGGTCGGCTGGACACGGCACTTTCCGCCGAATTCACGAAAACCCCGCTCTACGCAGGGGTTTTCCGCTGTCCCGCCCGAGCGTGGCACGATCGGCACAGAAGCACGTGGTTAGCCGGCGTGTCGTTCCGGTGGTCGTGGTCGAGGTGGTGTAGTTGGAGGTCCGTCAGGGGATGCCAACCCGCGCACCACGCGCAGCAGCCGCCCTGCGCCAGGTACAGCTCGGCCCGCCGGGCCTGAAGCCACCGCCCCGCCCGCCGGCCGGGTGAGGCTGGCCGTGGTCCGTGCGGCTTGCGACCGCCGA